AATTCTTCAGAAAGGTCTTCACCTTCTACGAGGGCGGCAACATCTTCCTTAACATTGATGGACTTGATCTTCTCTTCGATCTCAGCCTTGGCATCCTCAAGTTTCTTGAGTTCTGACAGAGCTTCTTCGTCCATTTCCATGTCTTCTGGTTTCATCATCATTTCATAAGCAGCTTTAAGATCGACGGCTTTCATACCTTCCATCTTCTTCATCATTTCAGCTTTATACATTTCTTTAGTCATGCGTTTTGCTTCTGTGACAACTTCGCCTTCTGGTACATGACCAGCAGCAAGTTTCTGAGGCTTATCAGGACTTCCTTCGCCCTTCTGTTGTGCATCACCACCAACTTCTTTTGCTTTCTTTCCAGCAACGTCTGTTGGTGATTTCTTTGCATCAGGTTCCACTACGGGGGCACCACCATCTTCGGTTTCGCCGCCGGGTGTTACCGCATCAATCTTCTTTTTGCCTTCAGCAGGAGCAGCACCCTTTGTCTGGGCATCACTTGCTTCTTCGAGTTCAGCGAGTACTTCCGCCTCCAACTCTTCAATTGTTTGTTCTAGTTCTGACATAGGGTGTCTCCTTATCGTTAATTATTATTTATAAGATTAAAGTCTTTTAAGAAATTTAGCAAAGGCCAAAGCTTCTCTATTTGCGTTTCTCTGACGTTCCTTAACATCAAAGTCTTTTTTCATCTCCATCATTTCCGCTTCCAACAACGCTCCGTTATTCCAAACCCACTCTTTACCTTCCATGATACCTTCTACGAAAGCGTTTGGTGCAGAAGGGTCAGCAACAATATCCGCCGCTGTTGCGAGATAGAAGTCGTCCCGCACATAGTTCGCACCACCTTTTTGATCTAGACTGCCCATTCCCCGTGAGGAAACGCCTAGTTTTGCACCTTCATCCATAAGACTCTTCACAATCTCACCCATAGGCGTAGACATAATCTTCGCCTCACCAATAAAGTTTTTACCATCAGGCTCCAGAGATGTAATCATATGGGATACTCGTTCCAGATTAACGGTTGGTCCGTCTGGATGTCCAAGTTCACCAAATGCACGATTCTCTTTAATAAAGTTCTTGTTATATTTAGTTACTTCTTTGTTGAGTACTTCCATAGGATACACCCGACCATTACGGTTCTTGATGTCAGCCTGCATAAAGATACCACGAATTTTGTAGTTTTTACTACCATCTTCCTTTGCTTCGCAGATATACTCTACGTCCTCGACTGCCTCTGAAAATAATTTCATTGTTCTATCCTTAATTTGTATAGTTTTCGTCTTTTTTAAATTCGATAATAACAAATCCAGATGTACCAAAAGTAGTTATTTGATGATCACTAGAGGTTGCGGTTGTATTTGCAGCAGTGCCAGGGATAACGCCAGCAGAACCATCATAATGTCCAGTTCCGGCAAGTCTAATCTGAACAATATCTGTTCCAGAAGATACTTCTTGAATTTCAACATGACCAGTATCATCATCAGCACTACCTTGAGTCAATGCCCACCAAATTCTGGCAATGTGTAGTTTTGCACCGTTCGCATGTCCATCTAATGAGCTTCCATCTAAAATAGCGCCATTTGCAGCAGCATCATCTTCAATATCAACCTTAAGCGTAACTGTACCGCCAGCGCCAGGCGCATTAACAACGGTATCTCTGAGTACTCTTGCAACAATTGCCATTCTGTCTCTCCTAGATCGCTAACATTTCTTTTTCGAAGTATCTAAGAAGTTCCCTTTCAGGAACCTTATATTTCTTAGATACATCTGTAATTGTTATTTCAAAACTATTTAGGAAATCTGAAGGTTTCGCATCCATTTTTTTGAATAAATCATCAACTGCGTCCTTCATTTTGGGTGAAAGACGTTTATATTGCTTTGATTTCTTGTGTTCATCTCTCTCTACAACTGTAGATTCATAGATTTCCTCAATCCGTTTCATTAACGTCCAATTCCCGATCCTGATACTTAACAAATGTATTTGCTAATTCACGTCGTTTAACCTCTAAAGCATCACCAACCTTAGCAGCCATTGTGATACTAAATGCCTTTTCTGCTTCAATATTGTTACCATCTACAAGAGCATCTACAAATTCTTTACTCATTATTTATTTCCTCCACTTGGGTTATCTTTTTGAGGTTCCTCATAGTCTGGCATTTGTTCTGGTGAAATAACACCACCCCCAGCATCTTGTGGATACCTTGTGATACCGTCACCACCATCTGGCATATCAATACCACCATCCAATGGATCAGTTTCAAGTTCTCTCTTCATCTGAGTCCGCATCTCTTGAATTTCTGCATCTGTCATATTTAGGACTTTCTTCAGTACATATTCCTTACTGAAGAATGTTCCAATGTAAGACTGAATACTATCAAGTGTCTGAATACGATCATTAAGAAGTTCTGCGTCCTTTAATTCTGCAAAGTGACCATCTTCCATAAAGTCATATTGAATATGCTCTTGCATACGAGGCCAGTCTTCTGGTGCGATTACTCCTTTAAGGAGTAGGTTAGTTTTAAGAATATCGGTGAATAGGGGGACAAATTTCTTACGAATACGCTGTACGAACTTGGTAAACTTGAGTTCATCTCTAGTTATTTCTGATGCTCGTCCCATATTGAAGCCGTTTTCAGCTTCAAGTCTTGAAATTGGCACGTTAAGTGAACGATATAGTTTTCGTTGGAAATAAACAATGTCATCTATTTCACCAAGGTTAGAACCACCGGGAAGTGTTGTGATTTCTGTTCCTCTACCACCTTCACGGCGAGGAAGCCAGAAATCTTCAAGCATTGACATATGATTTCTGTCATCTCGAATCTCACCTGTTGTTGCATCGTAAACTAACTTGTTACGATAGCGGTTCATCACATCTTTTAGATATTGTTCTGCTTTAACCTTTGGTAGATTGCCGACATCAATATAGAAAATTCTACGCTCAGGCGCTCTAGATATACGATAAATAACAATCGCATCTTCAATCATACGCAATTGATTAACTGGTTTGATTGCTTTATGTAAATATGAAATAACTCTACCTGTGTTATTGTCAACTAATCCTGATGGAACATACACTATTGAATCAGCTGAAATTTTAATTCCCTGATCATTACCTCGTGAACCAGTTGCTGCAAAACCTTTGTCACTGTAGATAAAATATTCATCTACTTTAGACACCATCTCAACACCATTAACCTTTGGATCAGGGTCTTTTTTTGTTTCCCGAACTTTACGAATTTTGCTTGGATCAATAAATCGTAAACCTATCAAACCTTTTTGTGGGTCTTTATTGTCGATAACTTTATGATAGAACATTCTTCCATCAATATACCACCGACGAAAAATGTCATGGCCCTTCTCATTAAAATTGAGAAGACGCAAGACTTCCATGAATTCTGCTCTAATACGTTTTTTAATTTTATCATTGTAAGGGAGGTTGGTTAAATCTATGTTAACCGGAACATCATTTAAATTTGAAATGATGCCTTCATTCACAATATCTTCAATCGCAGCATCACACTCCGATTGCATAGAAATATCTCTATAACGACGAATAAGATCAAGGTCATTGCGTTCCCGACCATCTGTATCTAATACAGACGCAAAGAAACCACCGCCCGCAATCTCAATTGCGCCGTCATCAGGAGTGGGGTCCGTGAAAGTTTTTTCACGAGGCCCCATATCCTTTTGTGCTTTTTGTATTTTAAAGCCGAATAGTTCTGCCATAATATTTCTGTCTCCTACCTTCTATTTAGTAGGTAAAAATTAGAAGTTTACGCCAGAAGCTTCGAAGTGCTGATATCTCCAAGAAACAGAGAACTCTTCAATTGCACTTTCAGTATCCATACTTAGTTCAATTGCAGAACCAGAGTTTGTTGGCCAGCAGTTACGAAGAATGTATGTTTTCAGAACTGTTTCGTCACGATCCAACTGTTCAACAGTCAAGTCTGTCTGATAATCAGAAGGAGTAATAACACCAGTATTGAGAGCAAAATCATTGATACCGTTTGACCAGCGTTCAATCGCACTCTTAATACCAAAGTCTGTATCGTTAAGAAATGTAACTTCCCAAGCTTCTGGTTCAGCAGCATCACCTGCCATGTAGATTGTACGACCACGAAATTTCAAGGGAATTTCAGTGATAGAACGAGTTGGTAATGCCGCAGCTTTACATAAAAATGAAGTTCTACGAGTATCAAGACCGATTGCAATACCTGATGGTGGAGTAATAGTTACCCTAAACTGGTTGGCTCTTGCACCACCACCGATTAAATTTGCTTTAAAGTCATCTATGTTAGCCATGATTAACCTCCAATCTCACTAAACGCAACACCAGTTCGAACGGCGATGAAGTTTAGTGTAATAAAGTTGATTGACCTTGCTGGTTTGATGTAGATGTCTCCAATAAACTCGTTACGGTCAATGACCTCACCAGTGTTATTAGTTGTATCACAAATTACCTTAAAGTCGAAAATACCTCTACGGCCCTGCACATCCCGCAAGAATGGTTCTACCAGATTACGGAACTGCGCTCTTGTGAATTCATCGTTGAACTCAAAGAGTTGGAACTTAGCAGCAGTAGCGATTGCCTTTTCAAGAACAAGGAACAGACGACGCACGTTAATGCGATCAAATGCACTTGGGCGAGAAAGAGCAGTCTTGTCACCAAAGAGTGTAACACCTTGGCCGGGGAAATCAACCACTGGGTTGATCCGAGCCTTATAGAGAATGTCACGATCTGCCTTCTGTGGATTATATGCAAGTTTAACTGCACCACGAACACTACCACGATTATAACCAGCGGGTGAGAACCAAGGGTCAGCAACAGCATCTGTATTTGCACAAAGACCAGCAATATCACCGTTCAAGGGAACAAATCGAAATACATCATTGTATTTGTCATACATATATTTGTATCCACTATCGAATACCATGTAAGAAGATGATGGACATTTGTCAAAGGCAGATTTAACATTTTCTGTTTGAGTAATGGATGATGTAACACCAACCACTGAACTACGATAAGGAGATACAAAACCAACGCAATCTTTACGCAATTCAACAAGGTCTGTGATCATTGTTACCAGAGTATCCTGACCTGCTTCGGTGTCTGCCACACCAGAACTTGGACCACCCATAATTAGGTTGATGTCAAGATTTTCTGTGTCTGCAAACTTGTCATATGCAAGTTCAAGTTCACCAGCAGTTACAGCATAATCATCTGTTCCACCTGTTAGGGTGTCAATAACAACACCGGCCACTACTGTATAGTCAGTGCCTGTAGCAATATCTGTGCCCCAATTAGTACCAGAAGAAGTATGGTCTGTCCAGTAGATGAAACTAGAAGTACGGAAAATAACATCTGCGTAGTAGTTATTACCACCCTGTACTGTCTTTGCACTTGGGTTCTTAGACATACCTTCGAACACTTCAATGACTGAAGATGTGCGTTGTCCTTTAACATCCACATCAAACCCAGTGATGTCACCAGTTTTATCATAAACTACGACATGTAGTTCATCTAGTTCACCACGAGCATTTGCAGTTGACCAATCTGATGTGCCAGGAGCATTGTTA